CAAATGGCTAATAAATACATAAAAACTATGAACATAACCTTGTACCCTAACTCAGAGGGTAAGGCTACACATGGTAATTCTAATTGGAAACCATATAAAGATGGCTCTCCAGCAGACATACATCTTAGAAAAGATGCTAAGTATTCTGTAAAACTATTTGGTAATGATGATGGCACGTTTGGTCTTGCCGTATCAGAGGTGGTGCAAGGAGTCTACACAGATAGTATATCTGATGGAGTGTCACAACCTGGAATGAGATCACTTGCTGCATCAATAGACCCACCAAAACCTAGTCCTATATCAGCACTAAAAGACGAGCTTGATGATGAAATACCATTCTAAATCATACTATTCCACACAGGAAGCTACCGAACTGATGTTTGGAGATACACCAAGCAATAGAAACAGACTGCTACGTTTACTACAAACAGGAGAAGTCAAAGGTAAAAAGTTTGGTAAGAGATGGTTTGTATTTGCAAGTGAGATAGATGCAGTAAATGTATTCGAGGATTGCCCAAAAGCAGTAGCAGAATATGAGCTAGAAGCAAACGTCAAAAGCTACAAACCTGTACCTCCACAAGTCCATGCAGGTGTATCTGATCTAGGTGGTATTATTATTGATTCACAAAAGCACGATTACAAGCATGGATCAGCTAGAAATGGCACTAGATTTAGTCACAAAAAAGAGGATAAATAATTATTTCTTTTTCTTAGACTTCATTATCTTTTTTTGCAAAGCACTAGGCAATGTCTTTTGCTTTGCAGTTAGACCCTTTTTCTTAGCTGGTCTACCTCTTTGACTTCCGTAAGTTCCTTTACCCATTGGCATTGTAGTCTCCTTTTTTAGTTGTATGTATTCGTATTTACTTCTTTTTTCCTTTATTACGCTTACTAATTGCAGCAGCTTTTCTTTTAGCGTCTGCTTTACTACTAGCACCCCATGCACGAAGCGACAATAGTAATCTTGTAGGCTTTCCATTTTTCTTTTCAGGTCCACGCATACCTCCCATTCTAGCTAGAAAACTTGCTCGTCTTGGATTGTCTCCCCTTTTTACAGGAGCTTTTAATGTACCACCCTTATATGATGCACGACCTTTGGCATTTAGTCCACCCTTGGGATTCTTACCTGCCTTACGTTGCCATGCTGGAGTTCTAGGCACTGTCTACGTTCCTCATTCTCTCACACAATCTCTCTGCACGATTAGTAACTTGCTCATACCATTTACTATCTTGCATCTGGTTAGCTGCTTCTTGCCAATCTTTATCTAATACAGCTTTCTTCATCTTGTGGAACCTAGAAAGTCTTGGTCTGCCTAGATTAAACATCATGTTGCCTATAATTTTTTGCACTTCTTCAGGCAAGCTATCAAAGTCATCATACAAATATCTACATTCTTCTAATGTTACATTTATATCTTTTTCAAATAACTCATTGACTCTATCATCTGAAACAATAGTTCCAACAGGCTGGTCATATTCTTCATCCCATTCAGTAACCAAGTGACCCACACCTAGCGTCTTTAAATTTAAATGGTCTAAATACACAGAGTTTACACAACCCTCATCTGCCTTTATTTCATTTTTTAAATCTTCTATCATCATGTAATCTTTCTAAATCTTTTCGTTTTTGCTGCAATCTTTTTGGGCTGTTTAGATACCTGTTTACCTGATCTAGTTGCTCTGCGTTTAGCAGCCGTAGTCTTGGCGTATTCTTTGGAACTAAGAGCCTTAATTGCTTTTTCAGGAAGATAACGTTCACCTGTAGCCTTTGACCCTTGTGTACTAGGCTTGCCACTCTTGGTTCTCCACTTTTGTTTTGTCCAAGACTTTAATGATCTTTGTCGTTTTGTGAGTGCCATTACTTATATCCACCACCTTTAGCCTTGTATTGTTTGGCAAGCATCTGTGCTTTTCTAGCTGACCATTGTCCAGGTCTACCACCTTTACCACTAGATTTAATCCTATTAAACAAAGCCTTTCTCATAGTCGGCTTAGTGTAGTTGCCTGATTTGTTGACTGTTGATTTTTTTTTCATTTATCTACCTTGTCTTTTTTTTACACATTGCACATGACGATAATAGAAATAATTACCAATCTTATTAAAAAACTTAGATAATTTCAACCAATTCCACATCATTTCTTTTTAATCTTCTTTAATACACCCTTGAGTGTCTTTGCTTGTTTAGCGTGTGACTTACTAGCTTTGTTTAAACCTTTAATAACTTTTTTTATTTTTTTCTTCATTTTTTCATGTTCTCCCTTGCAACACCTTTTGATTTCTCGAATGATCTCATACCACCAAGTCCTAATAATGATAGTGTTAATGTCATCAACTCTCCTGTGTTTAACTCAGGCAGTATAACATCAGGCATCCATATACTTGTAGCCCATTCTGCAATCGGCATCAAAAAAAATTGTGTCAATAAACCTAATGCACAAATCCACATGATAGCTGGTCTAGCTCCAGCAACAAACAAACTAGGATGTTTCGCTTGAACAACATTAGCTTCTATCTGACCTTTGGCTAGTTCTTGTGCGTGTTTCTGTGCAATCGTAGCTAAGTCATGTGCTAGTTTATTCTTCTGGTCTTTGTCCTCTATAAACTTACCAAGTAAGTTACTTACTGGACCTATTAACGCTGTTAACATTGTTGTCTCCCTTATGTTCGTGACCCATCCATATACCAAATACACCAGTCATAACACCCATAACTACAGATACAAACGCAGATTGACTAGCTGTTGGTGCGTCTAAATCCATAAACCATTCGGCACATCTCCAGGACATTATCGTACTAGCAAGCATCATAAATCTTGGTAGTATCTTCCATTTTAAAAAAGTTTCTACATTCATTGTATTAAAATCTCATTTAATCCAAAGCCTTCCAATAAGACTAAAGTAAAGAACAGCAAAAGAATACCACCTGCTATCAACTTACCACTAAAATTAGTGGAGCCAATCTTAATAGCAACAAACTCATTGCCCAGTATTCTCAGTGATAACTCAAAGCTGTTTTGCCCTATGTCTAAGTTAACAATTTTCTTTTTATCTTCTGTCATTAGTAAACCCTCACTTTCTTTTCGTCTACTTGTGGTACAAGTTTACATATACATTTGTATATTACTTCCTCACCAGTAGCACTATCATATGTTTGTTCACTTAAATACTTGGTATAGTAAGTGCAATCATTGACATTTCTAAAGTATATCGTGCCATTGAGAGAGCCATTAAGATAACAAGCTAACATAAATGCTGTCATATTATACCTTTCTTCTTAGCTATAATTACTAGTACAGTTATTACACCTGAAAATAAAGCAGTTATCAAGATACCTAATACTATTTTAAGAATCATGTCTTTAATATATTCTATACGTTTTTCTTGTTTTACTCGTGCTTCTTTTCTTGCCACACGAGCATCAGCACAATATTGTTGATAGTCAGTCCACAATCCTGCTCTACCATATAGCTGCATATATTCTCGTAGCTTCTCTTGCTTGACTCGTATCTGCTCAAGAGCCATGAACTCCTCAAGATCATTGTCAGTCTTGCCTAAGAAGTTAGTCCAGATACTATTCTTTTTTTTATGTAAATCTTGCTTTAGTTTTTCTTCAGCACCTACAAAATTAGAGATTGCAGATCCTGCTGAGGCTATATCTTTTCCATTTTCGAGTGTTTGTTTTATTATGGCGAAGGCACTATTTGCTACCATTAGCATTTCAAGCATAGTGTCACCTCAGTAGTAAACCTGCCATCATCAGTATCATTGTACCTGCTGTGCCAATCATAATATGCTCTATACGTTTGATCCGTAAGATAGTTTCTTTCCATCTTTCAGCACATACTGCTTCGTGTGTATCTATCTGTGCCTTTACTTCACTCGCCTTAACCATTAACTTGCCTTTGAATTTTCCATAGCTTTTGTTGTTTCATCATTGCTAAGTGATGTCTTTAATGCTTGTAGATATTGTTGCTGTAATATATTGGCATCTTCAAAAGCATC